GTAACAATATACTTATCGTTACTTAGCGGGGGATTCCCTCTATGTGTATGAGTAAAACCAGCGGGCCAAATAATTACTGTGCCTTGCTTTGGTTTAATTCTTTTGCTTAGGTACAAAAACTCTGTTTCGCCGCCATCCTCTACGTCATTTAAATATAAAGTCCAAGCCAATAAACGATTTGCGTAATCTCTAGCAGAGGATTCATAATGCCACATATGGTATCCAGCACCAATTACAGTTTTCTGCATTTTATAATAGTAAGATTTATGCGCACCACTTTCTGAAAGTATTGAAAATTTGTTTGAATAATCTTTGTAGCATGTATCCCAAAACACTTCATTAAATTTTGCTATTAAAAAATCATTTGTATCTAGTTTTAATACTTCAGGGGCTAAATTTAATGCAGACTCATCATCTTTTTGAGTTTTCTTAAAAACAGATAGCTCTTGTCTATTTTTTACAAAACCCAAAGTTTTTAAATGCTCAAAATGATTTATAGCTTTTTGGCAGTAATCAAAATTAAAAACGTTTTCGTAAACGCTAATAAAATTTTCCATATTAGTTTTTCTGAGCAATAATTAAATCGACATATTTAACTGCAAGGTTTAAGGCAGCACCAGTAAACGAACTTGATGCTGATCCTGAGCTAAATGAAAACGGATGGGTGTGGCTACCACCGCCGCCTGTGGCACCAGTATTAGTTTCTGGGGCGTTACCACCACCTGCTCCTGAACTTCCTGAGTAACCAGCTTGTGGTGAGGGAAAAGTGTGAGTATGACTAGGGATCTGCGGCGTAGAGAGGGTTGTTGCACCTGCAGAGCCAGAGACTGAACTAATCGTAGTAGACACAGTACCCGAAGGCGACGCAATAGAAGGCCCCGCAAACAGATCAGTAAAGTTAAACGAACCTCCCGAACCGACAACTCCACTAGTTAGTCTAAGTGCTGCATTATCTACACTTGTATCTTTAGTCCAACCCGTTGGGGCAGCAGTTTGACTAAAACTTATTCTGGTACCTGAACTAAATTCGGCACCAGGAGGAGGTGCAGAAAACCAAGTAGTTCCATTAGTTCTTAAATAATCACCTGTAGTAGCTGGAGATATTTCATTTAGTGTACCTGTGCCATTGCCAACCAATAACGCCCCAGAAGTTACAGTAGCTTTTCCAGTACCACCTCCAGGTACTCCTAAAACCGCGCCGTTTACAAAAGCCCCAGATGCTGCAATAAAATTAATTCCGTCGCAATATACTACTTGAGTTGCTCCGTTAGGAATACTTACACCTGTACCAGATGCACCAATTACACGGATAGCAAAGCCGCCACCAGTGTTGTTTGCCACAATATATACTTTTTTAACAACTGGAGGAATTACGTCCCGCACTGCATTGTTTGAGCCAGAAACCACTAAAACAGCGTTTCTAGCTTCGTTTGATACCCCGTCAAAATTAGTTAGGGTGTAATTAGCATTGGACATAACTATTGAAGTAACACCAGTAATAGCTTGTTCAACTAATGTACCTAGGTTTACGTTGGTCGTTTGACCCCAAAGACCCGATTGGTCGCCATCTCCCATTAGGGTTATTTTTAAACTTGGTGAATATGTACTTGCCATAATTTATCCTTAAGCTGCTATTACTTCTGTCCAATTCGGGTTTTGTGCCGTATTTACCAAGCCCCAAACGTTTTGTTTATTTAGTCTAACAACGGTTCTAACGCCAGTCAAATTAACTACAACAGTACCTGTTACAACAACACTACCAAGCAAAACAGGTACTGCAAACCCAGTTACATTAATATCAGTATTTGCTGATACATCTACGTTACCAAGCCTAACTACTGTATTAACCCCTGTTAAATTAATTACTGCGGTGCCTGTAATTGTTACATTCCCAAGCAAAGTAGGTATTGCAAACCCCGTAAGATTTATATCAACACTACCCGTAGCCGTTACATTACCTAATAATGTAGGTACAGCAAAACCAGTAAGATCTAAATTGCTATCTGCAATAACCGTAACTATACCCACTAAACATGGTGTATTAACGCCAACTAACTCAACACTTCCATCGGCTTCAATTGTTACATCACCTACCGCACCTACTGCATTTACGCTAGTTACGGCTATGGTTTGCCCAGAACTTACCGCTACATCTCCGACAACGCCAACAGCGGTTACGCCAGTTAACTGAACAGAAATACCTTGACTAGCTTCACCAGTATCAGCAAAGGGTGCTGCAGCATAGGGCGAGAAACCAAAGGTCATAGCTTAACCTATACAAACCAAGTAATGATGGAATACCGTGTACCACTTGTCACGGGCATGATTTCGTGTGGGTACATAAAATTTGAAGGGAACATAATACACGACCCTTTCTTCAGTTTATATATTAACTCACGATTAAAAAATGCAAACTCACCACCTTCATAATCATCGTTTAATACAAACGAGCAAGATACTGCACGGGGCCTATCTTTAAAAGAATCTGTATGCTGCGTATAAAACTGTCCTTCCTTATACCGAAGTAATTCGTAGCCTGAATCTTCTTGTATTTTGCAATGCTCAAATTTTTCGTTATATTTTTTTATTACGAGTCCAGCCGAAGCAAAAACGTACTTATCTAGTTTTGCTCTTACTTTGGGATTTTTTTCTATGACGTGAGGGTACGAAATAACTACAGTTTCAGCAGTTCTAATTTTATCGTCAATACGGCCTTCGCCAACTACTGTTTTTTGCCATTCTTCTTCATTAGAAAATTCATTAAGAATAGCATCGCACAAAGCGTCAGTAAGGACACCATCAAACGTAACTATATAGTCGCTAATGTTTTTCATAATATTGTTACGGGCAACTCTTTTTCTACTGGCGGTGTGGGCTCTTGTTGTTGTCTTTTATCAAAAAAAGCCCAGGCTTTTGGGCCATCTGCCCTAACGTAATGTAAAAATAACTGTACATGTTCGTTGCCTTCAAACTTATTGCGCCAATGATCTGCTTGACATCCAAGATAAAGAACAGCATCTCCTGGGTTTAAATTAATGCTAACTTCTTCACCGTTTGGTTTTTGAACCCAAATATTCCAGTCTTTATCTTTTTTTAAATTCACAGATAAACTTATTTCGCAAGAAGGTCTATCTCTATGTCTTGGCAATTCATGCCCAGAAGTTTGCCATCTTGCATAAGTATAAGTAGGCAGTACTGATTCGCCAACAATGGCTGAAACTTCTGGTGTTTTTTCAACCAAAATTTTAATAAACGGCAACCAATTTAACGCTGAACCAACATGCAAAGAAGGGTCAGAAGCGTCTTTTAAATTAAACTTAGTACAATGTCCTTTAAAATCTAAAGATAACAGATGTGCTTGCTCAATAGTAATAAAACCAGGTATTAAAATATAATTATTTTGAATTATTTCAAGTCGCATAACAAATCATCAGTTGGTAATTTAACGCCTTCTGGCACCATAGACGGATCCAAAATATCATCAACTTCATTTCCCAGTCTAAGCGCATGGATACAATACGCTACTGTATTTGGTTCTAATGCTACAAGTTCGTGCATCTTGTCTTTTTTAATATAAATCATATGTGGCGCAACAAATTCAGATACGTGACCATCAACAGTAACTTGCAAACGTCCAGAAGCTAAAAGAGTTAAATGATCAAACTGATGAGTATGACCATGTTCCATATCGCCTACATTTTTAAAGTGCATTTGTCTAGAAAATAGGTTTGCAACGCTACCGAGCTTTACCTCTGGATGTGCCATTTATATTCCTTAAACAGTTGTCCAAACTTCTTGTGGAACAGCAGGCCAATTAATATCACCAGCTACAGGATTAATTGCATATTGCCTTACAGAGTTGCGATATGTAATAAAGTCTTGCGCATTGCTTAAATAAGGGTTACTTTTTGCTGGATCAGCTACATCTGGAATAGTAGCCCAATCGGTTGCTTGCAGTTTAATTACAGCGGTTGCTTTGTTTTGTTCTGCTGTGGGCGGCTGTGGCGGAACAGGTGTATTAGCTTCAGTCCATTTATTCATACAGCAGTTAGCCCATGCTGGTAACGAAGTAATTTCTTCATTTGGAATTGGTTCATTAAACTCAATCCAACCAGCAACACCGTCCCACTGAAGGGCGTGTACATTTGCTGGGATAGCGCAAGAACTTAAATCTAAATTAAGATAAAATTTGCCATCCTCTCCGACTGATCCGTCAGCAGGAATAATAGTTAGTTTCATTGCTCAATACTCCTAATTAATTTGGGTTGATCTTCGTTTTGCATAATTCCTGCGGTTGCCAGCAAAAGTTGTTGTGACTGTTCATTTGACTTTACCATTTCGTTTCTAAACGATTCAACCGCCGCACCAGTTTGCCTTTGTTGTCCAGAATTTTCAATGAGAAGCATTGGTAGCCACGATATTGCACACTCATAACTATCTACTTGGTTCCCAGTATTTACATCATACCCTTGCACACGGGTATACCAGGCGCAAGTAAGCCCAACGCAGTCTTTTTTAATTAGTGGGCAAAATGTGCCGTTTTTAATTACACCCATTATTAGTCCTTAGTCGCACGAATGACATCAATGTATTGAACAGCCAAGTTAATCGCATTACCAGTAAATGAACTTGATGCTGTATGGTTGTGTGCATTTTGTGTAATTGTAGCGGGGGTACCAGTAAATGACCCAGAACCACTTGAGAAGCTGAATGGGTGAGTATGTGAGCCACCGCCGCCTGTGGCACCAGTATTAGATTCTGGGGCGTTACCACCACCTGCTCCTGAACTTCCTGAGTAACCAGCTTGTGGTGAGGGAAAAGTGTGTGTGTGGCTAGGGATCTGCGGCGTAGAGAGGGTTGTTGCGCCAGCACTACCACTAACAGATGAAATACTTACTGAACCCGCTGGTGTAAAAGTTTGGTTTGTTGCTGTTGCATTATTAACCGTTGTTGATACTGATCCACTTGGGGTTTGGCTTGCAAACGCTGTAGTAAACGCTACAGAACCGCCTGTGCTTGCTGTGCCTGTCGTAACCCGTAACGCCGAGTTATCCCCAGTCGTTGTGTTTTTAGTAAACCCTGTCGGCGCATTAGTCTGCGCAAACAACATCACTGTGCCAGCAGGGATTACTGTGCCTGAAGAAACAACCGCATACGTCTGATCGCCCCGTAAGAATGTAGATGCGTTAGCCGTACCAGAACCAAGACGGGCTGTAGCTACCGTGCCAGAAGA